TGACTGCGGGGACCTTTACGCAGGCGATCATCGCAGTCAACTTCATCCAGAACCCGGTGGCTGGGGTGGTGTTCTGATGTTTCAGCTACAGTCTGCTAGTGCTCATCCCGTTCCTGTTGGCGGAGTGGAGCTATATAAGTCGTACTCTGTGCTAGCTCCGCCTCGCTCTCACTTCCGAAAGGCCACGTGCGAAGAGTACGAGTGCATTGGCTGGAAATACGGATTTGTCACGACCGTGGACTTGTCTACCGATCTGGGTCAGCGGCAGTATCATTTCCTAACGCACGACAAGAAGCGCACGTACAGTATGCAACGGGTTTCGCTGGAACTTGTGAAGTTCATCTACAAGCCCGGAACTATCTGCATGGACTGGGATTCTCATCGGGTCCCTATAGGACGACCTCCGCGACTGTACGTAGCTGACGGAGACTGGCGAGGCAACCCTACCGGCAGGTATCGAATTCACGACCGCATTGAGCACTGGGTCGAGGATTTTGGGCTGAACCAGAACAAACTGCTCGATCTGTCCAAAATGAATTACTGAAGGGAATGACACATGCCGAAGCTCACTGGTCTCAGCGGGACTCTCAAGGTCACGGACGCTGCAACCACTTACAGGGACATCGGAACAGACATCACCAACTACACGTTCTCAACTCCTCGTGGTCTTGAGGACACGACCGGCATGAACAAGTTCGCCAACGAGCGCCTATTGCTTCTGACGGACTTCACGGTCACCTTCAACGGCATCTTCGACAACGACCCGAACCTGAGTCACTCAGTGTTCAGCACGGTGACGGGTACCTCCGTTACTCGGTCCGTGTCGATCGCACCAACGTCTGTCACCACCACGCCTATCATCACGGTGAACTGCCTGATCACCGACTATCAGATCACACGAGCAAACACCGCGGAACTGACCTGGCAGGTTCCGGCCAGCCTCGCCGACGGAAACGTTCCGGTGTGGGCGTAGAGTACTGGCCAGACCTGAAGGTATGGGCAGCTAAGCATAACAAGAGAAGGAGAAGTGATATGGGATTCAGACCGCAGCCGACCATCTACAACCTGACGTTCGATGGCACGGCTCTCGACGGCCTGCACGTTCGCATGAGCTGCTGCACCATCAAGGAGAATGCGGCTATGCTCAGGGCGTCTGTCCGCAGTGGAGACAACGCCGGTGTCACAGCCGAGGACCTCGACGACAACGACCTGATCCTCAACCTGTTCAGTGACCACCTCGTGTCGTGGGATCTAGAGGACTTGGCCGGGCAGCCCATTCCTACTAGCAGAGACGGCGTTGACTCCCAAGAACGCACGATCATCGCACAGCTCATCAACGCCTGGCAGATCGCGATGGTGAACGTCCCAAATCCCTCGAAGACCGAATCGAACTCTGGAGGGACTTCGGAGGAAGAGTCACTCGGTCTGGGGACGTCGTCGGAAAGCCTTGGGAACTAGAAGAAGCAGAGACAGTTATCGGTCTCTGTGACAGGTTTCATTGTCTACCCAAAGAGGGAGGTGTTCTCGACCAGGACGCAGATATCATCCGCATGCTGAAGATCGTGGAAATCGGTAGGCCACTGGAAGGAGGCGAAGAATATGGCTAATGAGGTAAACATCACGATCACTGCGGATGATCTAACTGGTGCAGCTTTTGCTTCTGCACTGGCAAAGATGAAGTTGTTCCAGAAGACAGCCGAGGACACAGCACGCAAGTTGAGCGATGTTGGCGGAGCCAAGGTTAGTGCCTCACTGAACAGTCTTGGAAGGTCAGCTGACAATGCCGGAGGGGGATTCCGAGGACTAGGTTTCTGGGCTGGAGGTGCCTGGGGCTGGCTTGGTCGCATGAACAGGCAGATTCCGCTATTTGCCGGAGCTCTGAAGGGTATACCGTTTGTCAGCACGATCGGAGGGCTCCACCTAATAGGCGAATCTATCCTTGAGGCTGCTGCTGTACTGATCCCGGCAAGTGCTGCATTCATCGCGTTCGGTGCTGCGTCTATCGGTACTGTCATGGACATCTCTAGGTCCATGAAATCTCTGTGGATAACAACGCATGCATTGAACATGAGTATTTATCCGCTAACCGGCAGTATGCAGAAGCTTGAGGAAGCGGTTGCGCCGAAGGTTTGGAGTCTGTTCGGCGACATACTGATCATTGCCAATGCGAAGACTGCGGTATTCACGAGGACAGCAAAAGAAGCCGGAACTGTTCTGCAACAGCTCGGTGCTCGCATGACTGTTGCGCTGACCTCGGGCGGCCTTGATCAGTTCATGAGGAATGCGGCCAAGGATCTGGCGGGCATTGGCAGTGTCATCGGGAATATATTCGGAATTATCGGAAACGTCCTTCACGCTGTGCCCGGCTATGCCGAGACATTGCTCTCTGCCCTGAACGGTTTGACGCACGGCCTTGAGCTCATAACTGGGAGCCCTATCGGTCAGTGGGCCCTGAAGCTCGGTCTTGCATTCCACGGCGCAGTGATCTGGTTGGGGATAGGAGCGACTGCGGCTGTCTGGCTGGGGAATGCTCTGGTGGGACTCGCTGCGAAGTTCGGACTTGTTGATGCTGAGATGCTCGCGTTTGACGCCGCTGCTTTCGGTGCCGGCATCAAACAGATGCTCGGTGGAGTTGGACTGCTGATAGGCGAGATGTTCACTCTGGGTACTGCAGAGGGTCTTGCTACTGACGCAGCATTGGCTCTGGACGGAGCAATGGCCGCAGCAGGAGCAGTGAATCCGCTTGTCTGGGTTGGCGCTGCCGCCGTAGCTCTTGGCGCTCTTGTCTTCTGGCTTGTGAAGTCTAGTTCTGCAATTAGCTCTTACAGTACCGCAGCCAACGCTGCTCTCAAGAATCAGCCTGTCACCCAGCTTGGCGTTAACCTGACCAAGCAGATGTCTATTGCTCAGACTCAGCTCAATAATACTCAAAAGAATTTCACGGTCACTAGCATGAGGACCGGGCAGCAGGTAACGCAGACCACAGACGCATATAAGCTACAGCGCAACGAGGTAGGGATCCTCAAGACATACTGGAGCAACTACAGTGCCGTGCTCAAGGCTGCCGGTGGCAACATCGGTCTCGTTAACGAGGCAGGTATCACCAGCAAGGACATTCTTGAAGCCGACGCTCAGAAGCTGAAGGAGCTGAAGATCGAGGCGCAGGCTGCGGCTGACGCTCAGCGCGCTCTTGGTCTGGGAATAGGTCGTGCTGCTGCTGCACAAAATGCGCAGAACAATATTTTCATGCAAGAGACAGTTCCAGCTATGCAGAAGGTTATTACTGAAGAAGATAATCTGCTCAATGTCGTCATTGGTGGTCAGATTGCATTCAATAATTTCCAGCAATCCATTGAAGGGACCACAGCTAAGTTCAAGAGTCCCTCTGGCCTAATAGAAGCTTCAAAGTTGGCCAAGGGAGACTTGTCAGGCTTGAACGAGCAGAGCCTCGCGTTTTCCAACACGCTGTATAGCATCTCTATTCCCGCATTGCAGAAGACCACGGATGCGCTTGAGCTACAGGGTATCTCAACTAAGGACCTGACGAAGGTAGTTGCCACTGGTTCTGGCGAGATACTGAAGTATGTCGGGCACAATAGAGAAGCTCGCAGCGTCATGGTCAGCTACATCAATAATGCTCTCGGGCCTGGCACAGTTTCTTTGCAGAATCTCGACAAGTGGGTTAAGAATAACTCGACCAGTATAGCTGGGATGAACAGCATAGTCGGTAAAGCTACTGTCAATGCTGGGAATATGACCAATACCCTTAAGGGCATGACTACTCAGCTATTTCAGCAGGATCTGCTTTTGTCCAACCATGTAAACAGGGACATGAAGAGATGGACCGATCTGATAGCTTCTTCCGGTGAGAATACCAATCGTACCCGGAGCGCACGAACTCAGCTGATCAGAGATCTTGAGAATACTGGAATGAGTGCCAAGGACGCAACTAGCTTCGTCAATGGTCTTCAGCGTAAGATTGACGCCATGCACGGAAAGAGCGTTACTGTTAAGGTGTTCGCTTCTGGCGGCGGCGGAATGACGTTTACTCAGAAGGTGGCGCAGTCTATTTCGTCTGGTGGATTTAGTCTTCATTCGTTGGCAAGGGGCGGTAAGCTTCCTGGATTCGGTGGAGGAGATAAGCATCCAGCACTTTTGGAGTCTGGCGAGACTGTTGTGTCCAAGGAGCACAGCAAGAAGAAGTTCATGGTTGCTGCGTTCAAGGCTGCTGGCGTGCCTGGCTATGCTAGCGGCGGTATATCCGGAATGGTGCCCTGGGTTGGCGATCAAGAAGCCTCCTTCGCAAGACTTGAAGAGCAAAATTTCCTGAAGGTCGAGATAGCAAATCTCAATAATGCCCTAAAGAAGCAGGCTCAGTCACAAGCGACGAAGCAAGCTGGTCTAGGAAACTTGCCTTTGGGTAAAGGTCCTCATTCTGGTAGTGCTGCGATTGCTCAGGCTTTTGCTAAATCTATCCTCTGGGCATATGGCTGGGGAATGGGACAGTGGCCATATGAGCAAGCCCTGTGGAATCAGGAGAGCGGCTGGAACGCTTACGCTGTCAACCCGTCATCCGGGGCTTATGGTATTCCTCAGAGTCTTGGTCACGGTCATCCTTATGATCTTGGCGACTACAAGGCGCAGATTCGCTGGGGCGACGCCTACATATCTCAACGCTACGGTAATCCTCAGAATGCATGGGCTCATGAGCGTGCGTTCAACTGGTATGACAATGGAGGATGGCTGAACCCAGGAGCAAACTTCATGTGGAATGGCACTGGGCAACGCGAGCATCTGTCGCGGGACAACGCTGGTCGTCAGAACATTGTCGTCACTCTTAGCTTTGACGATACTTTCCAGCAGGCTACTGGCCTAACTCCAGCTCAGCTCAGGAATCTAAAATATACCGTTCGTATCCTCGGCGGCGGAGACGTACAGAAGGCGCTTGGTAAGTAATGGTCACCATATTTCCAACTAATCCCCTGGGCATCAAGCTAGAGCTCTGGGTTGCTGGAGTATGGACTGACATTTCTGCGTATCTGTACGAACGCGATCCTGTTAATATCACCAATATGGGGCGCGTTGACGAAGGCGGAAACATTCAGGCCTCGCAGATGACGTTGACCCTGAACAACAGAGATTTCCGATTTACTCCTAAGTACGCTTCGGGCGCATACTTCCCGGCCATTGCAGTAGGTGCTCTCATCCGAGTCTCTGTCACTGGTTCTGAGTCTCGTACACTCGTAACCTATACCGGCTTCCGCTTCTGTGGTGAAGTGATGTCGTGGCCTCCCTCTTCAGATTCAACTGGAAATGACGTTACAACGTCTATCGTTGCCATAGGTATTTGGTCGAGGATACAGCAGTCTTCTACAACTATCGGCAGCTCCTACACGAGATACGTTAATCAGCTTACCGGCACGAACATCCCAGCCGGACACTGGACAATGGAGGATGGCTCTGGCTCCAATGCATTCGTGAAGAACATCGGTGCCGGCGGCAATGCTGCTGTCACCGCTGGCACTCCCTCGTATGCTGCTGACGGGACTAGCTTCGCTGGCTCAGACGCCTTGATGCAGTTCAATAATGCTCGAATCACCTGCACTGTCTCCGGTGGTGGCACACCGACAAACAACTGCATCAGATTTGCTCTGTCCATTCCTTCTGGTGGTGACGGCAATCAACCCACTGGGAACTGGAATCTTGCTGAAGTTGATACTACCGGGACGTTCAAGAAGCTAGAGTGTTACATGCTCGGCAACGGTAAGCTTCAGTTTGACGGAGTGAACGTTGGCGGCACGATCGTGTTCACCACCACTACTACGACCAATGCGCGGGCAACTCCTCTTCTTGTCAGCATGGAGCTAACTCCTTCTGGTGGTAGCGTTGTCTGGACCTTGAATATAATCAAGCCCGGTGCAGGATCTATTCTCGAGACCAAGACTGGCACGGTTGCAGCTTCGACCATTAACACGGTCACAGCAGTTAAGCTGAATCGTGCCGGTATGCTGTCAAACACGACGTTCGGTCAGCTTACGGTCAACTATACGGTTCCAGCTATTGTCACGGCGGCAGGAGCGCTAGGCGGACATGCTGGTGAATTTGCAGTTGACAGATTCACGAGGCTATGCACAGAGTTCAACATAGCGTCCACTGTTATCGGTTCTACGTCCGCAGCAATGGGACCGCAGATTGACGATACACTCGCGCACTTGTTCCAGACCATTGAGGATACGGACGGCGGGCTTCTGTATGAGCCGCCAGCTACGTTTGGTCTGGGTTAT